AATACAGAATATTGAATTTTTTATGCCAAAATATTTGGCGGTTAATACAGAATTTTGTATCTTTGCAGCGTGTTTGTTAATTGAACACGCCGCCAAAGATACAAAATATTGGCGAAATACGGATAAAATATTAAGATTTTAACATAAAGAAGATATGAATAAACGAATAATTGTAGAACGAGGTGTAGGCAAGAAGATTGCTTCCCTCATGGGTATAACAACTGAAATGGTTAGCAAATCGCTCAACTACAAAAAGGATTCCCATCTGGCAAGAAAGGTGAGATACATGGCCATTAAGGATTTTGGTGGAGAAATAGTTGGTGATAAGTAGAATATTAAAAGGATGGAATTATGAAAAAGGCATTGAACATGATATTCGGCAATGAATGGAAATGGTTCCTGAACCTTGCTCCTCAAATGAAGCTTAGACTCATCTGGTTTGTGGTTAGCTTCTGTTTGGCTTGTGCGCTTTCCTTTGAAAGCAGCAGTGTTTTAAGTGTAATAGCCGTGGCTATAAACTTTTGTGCCAGCAGCATCGCTTTAAGAGGTGTTCCTGGTGATGGACTTGAAGAATAAGGAGAATATAAATATGGATACAAAAAGAATTGAGACATGGAAGCATCAGGAGGATACATTCAAGTTGCAGCGTGAGATTATGGAACATGTAAAAGCCATCCGTTCTTTGGAAGAAAAATTGGTAAGCTTAAGAACGGATGACCTTTGTGAAGATTTAGACTTGGAATCTATTCCTAGCCAAAGTCTATGGAGAAATCTTGAATTGATTGAAAAGAATCCTTCAAGCTATTCTCAAACTCAGCAGCAATTTGACGAAGAACCTTGCTACTCAACACTTGACCTTGTGGTACAGAAACTGTTACATACACCCAAATCGCCACTCCAAATGAAGGGGTGCTCCATCCACTCACTGGGTAAGTCCGTTCAGTTCTGCATTTCAGGTGAAGTTGACGAAAATGTTTTCGGGCAAAATCACGAATAGTGTCTGCCTCCAGCTCATCACAAGCAATATTAACCAAAAATTGCATCATAATTATAAAAAATTGATTCAACGGTGCAAAGATAATAAAAAAAAATAAGGAATGGAGTATTACAATAAAATATTGTGTGTTACCTTCGAGGAGTTGGCTGGTGGTGAAGCCCCTGTCATTACCAAAAATACTCTTATGAGCAATGTTGGCCGTGGCAATATTCAACGTGCTCGCCAAGGCAAGGGTGAAGGTAACTATGCTCTGTATGTGTACGCCTCCCTTCCCAAGAAGTACAGAATGAGATTTGAGGAGAAATATGGAGATCCGAATGAAATCCTGGAACGTCAGGAACTGAAGGACTACATGCAGGTGGATGAGGAAGCCCGTAGGTTTTATGAAGCGTTTGAATATGATTTGAACGGTGTTCAAACGAGGCTTTCACAGAAGCTGATAGACGAATATACACAGAATGCCAGTGTGCTGAAGATGCTCCAGGAGCGAATGAACGAGCTTCAAGCTACGACACACGCCCTGGGTGGAGGAAGAAGAAACGACCTTTGGGGCATCGTCTTCAAGCAAAGCGAGAAACTGAGGGAGAACTTCGGTCACACTCTTCCCAAGAACCTTGCCAGGCTCAAGGTGAAGATGAGTACCTTCAAGAAGGAGGGCTATCCATCGCTGATAAGCGGCAAGATTGGCAACAAGAACACCTTGAAGATAACCGAGGAAGCTGGCAGAAGGCTCATTGCTCTGAAAAGAAGCAGGGTTCCTGTGCTGAACGACTCGCAGATCTTCGAGCGATTCAATGAGGAGTGTGAGAGCCGTGGATGGAAGCCTCTGAAAAGCATCAGTGGCATGAAGGCGTGGTTTAACAGTGCAGCCATTCAGCCATTGTGGTATGATGCCGTATTCGGTGAGCATAAATCACACCAGCTGTTTGACCGCAGACACAAGACGGAACTTCCTCAGATGAGGGATGCACTCTGGTATGGTGACGGTACGAAGCTGAACCTCTACTACAAGGATGAGGACGGCAAGGTAAGAACCACCAGCGTATATGAGGTAATAGACGCTTACTCTGAATGCCTCCTTGGTTTCTGCATCAGCGACAGCGAGGACTATGAAGCCCAATATCAGAGTTACCGAATGGCCATCCAGGTGAGCGGACACAAGCCCTACGAAATCGTATATGATAACCAGGGTGGTCATAAGAAACTGGAGAACCAGGAGTTCTTCAGGAAGCTCTGCCACATTCATCGTACCACGACCCCATACAATGGAGCCAGCAAGACTATCGAGAACCTCTTCTACAGATTGCAGAGCCAGGTACTTCACCAGGAATGGAACTTCACCGGACAGAACATTACCACCAAGAAGGACATCAGCCATCCGAACCTGGAGTTCATCGAGGCAAACAGGGCAAACCTTCCAACGCTCCAGGAACTGAAAGCTCTGTATGTAGAGTTCAGAAAGAAATGGAACGAAATGGCACATCCTGCCACGGGTGAGAGAAGAATCGACATGTATGAAAAGAGCGTGAATCCGGAGACACCAGCGGTGACACCGAATGACATGGTGGAAATGTTCTGGATTCAATGCGACCGCATGAGCACCTTCACATCCAGCGGAATCGAGATAACCGTCAAGGGCAAGAAACGAACCTACGAGGTGATGAGTGAACCAGGAGTGCCGGACATTGAATGGAGAAGGAAGCACACCTATCAGAAGTTTGTGGTGAAATATGATCCATACGACTTCACAAGCATCCGACTCTACTGGAAGGATAAGGCTGGAGAACTGAGATTCGAGCGAGTGGCGGAACCTTACCTCGTTATCCATCGAGCCAAGCAGGAACAGACCAAGGAAGAGGCTCTCTTCATCAGGCAGCAGCGTGAGGCAACCGAACAGAGCCGTGTTGAGAGACAGGTGGAGGCTAGGAAGCTGGAGTTTGACGAAGGTGTTGCACCCGAGCAGCATGGCTTGCGCACTCCTGACCTGAAGGGAATGAGCAAGGAAATGCAGAGACAGATAGACCGACGTGTACGCAAGTACAGAGGTCAGCCGGAGGAGTTGAGCATCGGCAAGGTTACCAAGAAGATAAGCAACATGGACTGGAGCCAGGAGTGCAAGATAGTGGAGTTTGACGATGTGAAGACTCTTGGAAAGACATAACAAATATTTTAAAATAAAGAAAGGAACTGAATCATGGAGTTAACAAAAAATGACAAACAACAGATAGCGAACAGACTGAGATTGTATGTTGCCAAGTTCGCAAGCCAGAACAAGGCCGTGGCAAGTATGAAGGGAACGAGTGCTGGAACCGTGAGCAATATCCTCAACGGCAAGTGGGACAACATCAGCGAGGACATGTGGCGCAAGGTGAGTGACCAGGTGGGACTGGTGAACGGCAGCGAGAAGGACTGGCAGGTGGTGGAGACACATGCCTTCCACGAGATTACCATTGCCATGAAGGATGCACAGACCTTCAAGAACGTGACATGGGTTGTGGGTGAGGCTGGATGCGGCAAGACCACCACGGCAAGAATCTTCGGTGAAGAGAACCGTGAGGTATATTACATCCTCTGTTCTGAAGACCTGCACAAGGGTGACTTCGTAAGAGAGATAGCCCACAAGATGGGTATCAGAACCGACGGGTTCACGGTGAGAGAGCTTTGGATTACCATCCAGAACGAGCTGATCAAGATGGATGCTCCCCTGCTGGTGTTTGATGAAGCGGACAAACTCATAGAGAGTGTCTTCCAGTACTTCATCAGCCTCTACAACAAGATTGAGGACAAATGTGGCGTGGTGTTCCTCTCCACTGACTACATCAAGACACGCATTGACCGTGGCCTCAGATGCAAGAAACGTGGCTACAAGGAGTTCTACAGCCGCATTGGCAGGAAGTACTTCGAACTGGATGATACCACGCCACACGATGTTTATGCCATCTGTGTGGCCAACGGACTGACCGACGAGAAGGACATCAACGAGGTGATTGTAGAATCGAACTCCTGTGAGTACGACTTGCGAAGGGTGAAGAAGAGCATTCATAGAATCAAGAGAATTAAAGCTATCAGAAAATGACAAGAGCATTGACGGTGAAGGAAGTGTTGAAGCAGAAGAAGAAAACATTTGCCTTCAAGGGAAAATGGAAGGATGCCTTCGGTGAGCCAGAACGTACAGGAGTCTGGTTCATCTGGGGCAAGAGTGGAAACGGAAAGACAAGCTTTGTGATGCAGCTCTGCAAGCAGCTCTGTGAGTTTGACCGTGTGGCATACAACAGCCTGGAGGAAGGTGACTCGCTGACCATGCAGAACACCTTGAAGCGATATGGCATGAACGAGGTGAACAAATCGTTCTACCTGCTGAACGGTGAGAACATGAGGGAGCTGAGTGACCGACTGGATAAGCGCAAGAGCGTGAACATCGTGGTGATAGACTCCTTCCAGTACACACAGATGAACTACAAGGAGTATATCCGTTTCAAGGAGGCTCACAAGGACAAACTCATCATCTTCATCAGTCATGCTGCCGGAACCTCCCCACGAGGCAGTGCTGCTCAGAGCGTGATGTATGATGCCACCCTGAAGATATGGGTGGAGGGTTTCAAGGCTTTCTCAAAAGGTCGCTTCATTGGAGAGAAGGGTAACTATACCATCTGGGAGGAAGGAGCCAACAAATATTGGGGTGAGGAATAAAAAGGAATGAAAAGGAATGGAAAAGGAATATAAAGAAGGTGACACCATCTATATCCTGATGGAAGGCATCATGGCAAGCACACTGATGGATGACTGGGTAAACCATAACTACAGCTGTGACATGCTCGTGCATCGCTCGAAGAAGCATCCGGGCTGTGTCGTCATCGAGACCAAGAGTCTGGTATGGGCAAACAGAATCATCAAGTGGTATCAATACAAGAAAGTAACTTATCAAACCAAGTGATTATGGAGGAAGTTATCAATAAGATCATGGAGTTCATCAAGAAGAATACTGAGGACTTCACCTATATGGACCAGCAGCTGATTTATGATGATCTGGCCGGCAAGCTGTCAGATATGTCGGTTGATGCGTTGAAAAACGAGTATTTAAACAATAATTTAATGGAAACTGAAAATGAGTAGAGTTAGAAGAATGATTGAGTTGAAGCCAGACATGAATGGCGAGACTCGTGAGACATTGGTGAGTGTGGGTCATCGCTGTGAGTTCTGCCAGGGCAACGGCTGGTACTGGGGAGCAGATGATATGGGGCAAGGTATCAAGGTTACCTGCCCGAAGTGTAAAGGCAAGGGTGAACTTGATGCTGTCATCAACATTAGCTGGAAGCCAACCTGTAAAGATTAGGGCTTATGGAACAGCAAGTGACTAATTTCGCACGGTTCTACTCCATCTTGAAGCGTGTACCGAAAATCGGTGACGATGAGTTCTTCAAGAAAGAAATGGTTTACATAGCCACCGGAGGCAGAACAGAGAGTTTGAAGGCCATCACACGCAAGGAGTATGATGCACTCTGTGACCTTCTGGAGAAACGTTTCCCTGAAAAGAGAGACATCTATGTGGAGCAGCGCAGAAAGAAGCGCAGTTCCTGCCTGAAGCTCTTGCAGAAGATTGGGGTTGATACCACCAGCTGGCCAGCCATCAATGACTACTGCAAGAGTCCGAAGATAGCGGGTAAGGCGTTTGCAGAACTTGACATCGAGGAATTGCAGCAGCTATCCAAGAAACTGAGAATGATTCTTAAAAAGAAAGAAGAATAACTATTAATTTTTATAAGATTATGAATACAGAAGAATTTTTGAACGGCCTCAGTGCCGAGCAGCAGGAGGAACTCCTGAAGACGTTGTCTGCCAAGAAGCAGCAGAGTGAACTTGACAAGCGCAATGCCTATGAAAGCATCCGTGACAACTTTGCCAAGAGCGTGAAAGACAAGGTGGTGGAACTCTCATTGAGAGTGAAGGATTTCCGTGACTGGCTCGACAAGGAGGGCGAGGGCTTCAAGGAAGTGATGGCCGAGTATGGCAAGCTTCGCAACAAGGACCAGCGTGGCTACACCCTCGTGGTGGGTGACTTCAAGTTTGAGGTGAAGAGCCAGGATGTTAAGGGATTCGATGAGCGTGCCGAGCTGGCTGCCCAGAGACTGATGGATTTCCTTGGTGCTTACATCGAGAAGAGCGAGAAGGGCAAGGATGATCCGATGTACCAGCTCTGCATGAACCTGCTTGAGCGCAACCGCAATGGTAAGCTCAACTATACAAGCATCAGCAAACTCTATCAGCTGGAAGGCAAGTTCAACGATGAGGAATACACCAGCATCATGAACCTGTTCCGTGAGAGCAACGTAGCCAAGGAGACGGTGGTAAGCTATTACTTCAGCATCCGTGGTGAAGATGGCGTTTGGCGCAAGATTGAACCATCTTTCTGCCGCTTGTAGCAGAAGTGTTTAATTATTAAACAGAAAATGAGGCATCCTGAAAAGAATGCCTCTTTTTTTATGCCCATATTTGGAATATTTTTGTTATTTTTGCAGCCATGGCAAAGGGAAGAGACAAAGAACTGGTCAATACCAGGAACATCCGTATTTATGAGCGTTACTATTTCTGGACTGAGGTGAAGAGGCTTCGCTTCGATGACGCTTTGAAGAGATTGAGCACTGAAGAGTTCTTTCTCTCGGAAAGCCGTATCATGCAGATCATACGGGATATGATCCAGGCAGGTGTAACCGTGGATGGAAAGCGAATAGAAAAGCCTCTGTTCACTGGCTTCAAGCTGAAGCCACGTTCTAAAGCTTCTTCACAGAAACCGTCACCTTACGAGGAGGGGCAACTGTTTGGGTGTCCTTGATGATGTCTGTGGCAGAAATGGAATATACCATTTCATAAACCTTGATACCATGGTTGAAGGTATAGAACTTGGAAGTCTCCCTCACCAGCATGCCATCCTCCTTCGGGCGATAGCCCTGCAAGAGGCGGTGAAGTTCCTCCACCATGGCAGCCCTCTGCCTGATAGCCTCCATGGTTCCACTTCCATAGTGGGTATCATCATAGCAGTCGATGATGAGCTGGACGTTCACCTTGACGGTTCCCTTCTGGCTTTTTCCCTCCAGGTTGCTCCATGATGCTTCCTGAAGGTCGATGAGCACAGCCGGATAGGTCAAGGGGTACATGTCGGTCTCGCTCTGGTCGATGTTCTCCAGCTGGCCGTAGTTTTCATCAACGAGGGAAAGACCAGGCATTTCCTCCTTGACATGATCAATGATTTGATAAAGAAATAATTCCATCTTTTATTTTCTCCAATGATTCGTTAATAGTTTTGTTAACTTTCACTTGCAGTTCCCTGGAATCTCCCATGAACTGACGCTGTGGAATGTGCGCCTTCACCGTGATTTTCGTTTTCCGTGTGAGGGCAAGGCACTTCCACAAGCGTGCCTCTTCCGGGAGTTCCTTGGGGAGCAATCCTTTCCCGTTGATGCCAGCAAGCGAGTAAGCCATGTGCCAGGCATAGCGTCTCATCTTGGGTGATACGGTTGGGTGCGTGGTGATGTCTCCACCATCATTGTGGATGGAGGCGTATGGGACAGGGTTCTCTATGGTGACCTCTCCGACACCGGGTTTGCTCTGGATGGAACTCATCAGATGGTTTCTTCTGGAAGTAAGCGGACCATACTTGGCATCAGGACCACCCTGCTTCTGTCTGAGGGTTCTTTGCCATGGATGCAGACCATCATCAAGCCAGCCACCATCACGGAAATTCTGCTTGAAATGGTTGACTGCAATCACTCCCACTTTGCGAGGGAGGCGGTCATTCACCTCCCTCATTATGTCATCTTTGGCCTTTTCAACCAGTTTTTCTATGTTTTTTGCATCCATAATGAAACTTTTTTCTGTTTTTGTTTTGCGATTCAGATAAATGTTGTATCTTTGCAGCAGCTTCGCAAGAAGTTAGCATATGCTATGGCATGTTGCCTTGCAGGGGAGTATTTATGCTCCCCTGTTGTTTTTTACGAACTGCCTATTAATCAATATAGGCCTTATTTTTCCTTTTTCATAAACCCATACCTCTTTGAACGCAGAAGGATTCAGTCTTTGTCGAGCAACTATTTGTTTTCTTATGAATCTATCAGAACATCCTTTAGTATTGTTTATTACAACGCAATCAGATTGAGCCATTCCATGCGAGAGCATCTTACCAACCTTTTTCTTCTTCCATGGCTTTTCGAAGCCCTCATATTCATAAAATGTTCCATCTACAGAGAAATCAGGACATTTCTTATAAAATTTTGTATTTTCTAAATTGCCATAAATCAGCTGATATTCTTCTGATTTGAAGTGTAAACGTGGTGTCATTTTTACTTCATGACCAAGTTTTGCAAATTGGAGACAAATCTGTTTCATTTCCTTGTAATCATTTTTATCAAAATCTACATTTGGATGAACATATAGTTTTCCTCCATTTTTAAATACTTTTTCTAATTTAAAACCATTATTTGACATGCGCTCTAAACATCCTTTTATATAAGGACAATTATAGCAGTCTTTTTGGCGATTATTAAATAAATATTTAAGTCGATTTTTTAGACTACTTTTCTTATATGCAAAGCAATGGCTACACTTGTCTGGAAAATAAGGATGATTGTCGCTGAATGTGTGTCCATCCTTGCCAGGATTGTTCTCCAGACCTCTCTGTGGCTTGGTCGGTTCCATGTCCTTGGGACGGACAACGGGGGCATCGGTGGCTTCAAGCGAGCACTTGCAGTTCCATCGGTCACCTGGGTGATGCTCATTCCAGAAAGGATCATCTACCGGGAGGGTGAGTTTCATCTTCCAATAGACCCTGTGGTTTCTCTCCGGCTCCTTCGAGGTGGTAGGCATCCATCTGAGGTTTGGAAGGATGTCCTTGTTTCTCTCGAACTCTCTCCAGTCGGCAGCAGCGTGCGCACGGATTACGGCCGTATCATACTCAGTCTTCAGCCAGGAACCCACCTGGTGGGAACTGATGGAGCGCACGTCTTCCACCCATTTGGAGAAAGGTTTCAGCTTGCCGTCGGCATCATAGAGCTTTGCGGCCATCTCCTTGCCCATGGTGTGAACCTTGAAGGCGGCAAACACCTCGTTGGAGTGTCTGAGTGCCCGGTAGAAGTCTTCCTCATGGGTTGGTGGGGTCTTTGCCTTGGCAAGACCTTCCACGGTTCCCTCGTTGATGACACGCAGCACCGCACGCCACATGGCTCCCTCTATTCCGTTTTCGGTATCGAAGCCCCGATAAATGGTTTTCAGGAACTGGGAGAGAATGTCTGCATTGAAACGGATTGCACCATCCACGTTGTCGAAATGATGGTGTCCGCACTGGCATTGATGTTCTCCATAATAGAGCGTATCAATCAGAAGTCGGTGTCCGCCCCGATAGCTGGGGCTACTCCGAAAAAACTCTTCAAGTGGTCTTTGAACGGTTTTTTATCAGTGTTCAAAGGCTCTTCCCTGTGGGGTTCTTCCCCTGCTCTCTGAAGGCTCTCACGGATGGCCTGCTTCTGTGCCTCGATGCTTTCCTTCTGCTTGTCGTAGTCTTTCGGCTTCTCGATGCCGAATGTTTCATAGAGCCAGTCATCATCCATCGGTAAGCCCATTTCCTTCATGCCTTTCACCACGTTGAGCATCTCCTGGGTGTCCACCTTATCCTTGTGGGCGTAGACGAAGTCTCCACCCTCCACATTGAAGCCCAGGCTTGTGAAGATAGGCTTCATGTCGTAGTTCAGAATGTCGAGGAGGAAATTGCGGTCATCCACGTTCATGTCATTCTCTTCCTCCTTGTGTACGGTTCCGAGGGCTTGGGTTCCCGTGTCCTTTGCATCTGTCGTAAGGGTGTTGCCCAGTACACGAATGGAAATCTTGCTGTCCCAATACTCGGCAAAGTTCTGGTAAAGGTCAGAAGAACCAGTCTTGTTTCCAGCCTCGATCAGTTTCATCTCACTCTCGTTCGGGTGGATGTACACGGCATTGCTTCCCTGGTTTCTAGCATCGGCAATAATCTTCTTTCGGGCATCCTCATCCCCGGCATCGTAGGTGTACTCACGGATAGGCATGCCGAAAATGTTGCAGAACTTCGCCCAGTCGCTCATGTCTCCACGCTTGTAGAGGACGGCAGGGAGAATCTCTGCAAAGATGCCAAGTCCACGCTCCGTACCTACAAACAGGGTATTGGAGAAGTTCTCGATGTCAACTCCATCCAGATCGCCCTGATATTTCAGAATCTTATGGAATACCGGGTCGTAGTGCTTGCGGTTGATGAGATCGTAGCGAATATCGCCCTCATCGTCGAGGTAGAACTGAACGAGGGTGAAGCCGTAGAACTGTGACATCACCAGGTCTTTGCACAGCTGCTTGAACCATGGAGAGCGAAGCTGTCGGTTGATGGTATCATCCGGCTTGCCGTTACGCTGGAACTCAATAGGGATTCGGGTTACGCCACGGAGTCGCTTGTCGAGCACACCGGAGAGGTGAAGGTCGAGCTGTGCCGACTCGTACATGTCGAAGAGCTTGACACGATAGGAGAAATCAATGCTCTTGGCGTTTCTTACTGAATCCATGTAGTCCTTCATGTTGAACATGAAAAGTTCAGGCATCTGAAGGAACACGTCTGGTGGGCGGTTTCCTGCAATTTTTCTGAAACCACCCTGTACTATCTTGCTGGAACTGCCATTGCCAGGCTTGCGTCCGAGTCTATTCTTTTGCTTTTTCATTTTTTACCTTATTATATTATAATAATGTGGGTCTGACATCATCTGCCATGATTTGCCATCTTGAGTTATTTGCCACCTCATCATCGGGAAGCTTTGGAGCACCGTCGATGGTGATGTCTCCGTTCATCACTCCCTTGAGCCACTCGATGGCCCGGTCGTATCGGTCCTGCCGTATCTTAGCCAGCTTGTAGGGATTGTGCTGGCAGAAGATGTGATAGACGGTGATGTCGATGGCGAACATGAGGATGAGGGCGTTTCTTTCCTCTCCTTCGGCTGAGAAGATTTTCTCACAGTCGTAGGTCTTGTTGAGATAGCCCTTCATTTCTGCTATAGCCCTGTCCTCGCAGATTTCAATGATCTGTGGGTCGTAGGTGGCTGACTCCTTGCGGAGCAGGGAGTCGAGGATTTCACGATGTATGGTGGCATCGTAGTCCGATGTGTTGATGAATTTTGCCATAGTTACATTCTGTATGGGTTGTTATCATTGAGTTCTTCGTATGAGATGGTGACTGTCGGCTCCATCTCCACGACCTTGTTTTCAAGGATGGTGATTCCGCCCTCTATGCAGTCGGGACCGTCGGCATTGTATGGAAGGTGCATCTCGAAGAGCTTGAACTGGTTGATGAGTTCCTGCATGTGTGGGTTGTCACGTTCCTCCTCGTTGAAGATCCAGGCTCCGTTTCTGTCTATCGGCTCCAGGTTCGCCTCAATACGGGTTGCCTTGTCGGTCTTCTTGCGCTCATCGCCCTTGATGTAGAGCTGCCTGTTCCTGACCTTGCACTCCTCACGCAGCAGGGGCTTGAACACCTGGTTGAAGAAAGGATCCTGGAGTTTGTTGTTCTCCATGTAGCAATACACGTTGGTCTTTCCTCCCACATAGTCCATGATGTCGAAATACCAGCCGATGAAGGTGGCATTGAGTTCACGGGCAAGGAAGCCCTTGATGATGTAGTACACGCCCTTGTACTTGCCGATGAGCCACAGAGCCTTGGTGGAACTTGCCTTCTTCCTTGAATCGGAATAGGCAGGGTCACCATAGAGTATGAGGAACTTGAACTTCCTGAGAGGCGGGACCTTGCCGAACGGCAGGTACTTGAAGATGGTTCCCTCGCTCACCGGATTGTTGAAGTACTCAGCCTGTGCGCTCTTGGTGGAGATATTGGAGAGCACGGTGTCTATCTGTTCCTCCGTGTTCTTGGCTGGCCAGGTGGAACGTCCGTTCTTGTCACGGATGTTCACGATGTCCCAGTGTCTTGCCTTTTCACCAGCACGCCTGATGCAGCAGTCCTTGGCAATGATGTTTCCACACCAGAGAATCAGGGTCGGTTCTGAGATGGAACGTGTAGGATAAAGCGAAGCCTCGAACCAGTCCCATTTCTTCTTCAACGTTTCCGGGTTGCGGCAATCCTCATCGGTGTCGAAGTCATCCATGTAGATGACATCCGGTCGGATGTCCTCATTACGGGCACCACGTGGAGCGGAACCAGCACCCAGGGCGAAGAACTTGGCTCCACACTTGGCCGTGAACTCTCCATCCGTCCACTGTCCGAGGGTCATCTGTGAACCGTAGAACTGACGGATTCTAGGGTTTGACTCGAAATTGATCTTGTAGGGTGCAAGGAGTCGCTTGGCAGAGTCGATGGTGGCCGATGCCAGGACAAAGAACTTCTTCCGCTTTGTCAGGGCAAGGTACATGCAGATGAACATTGCCACCGTTGACTTGGCAAGTTCACGGCTCCATGACAGGACCTCGTACCATTCATCATGCTCGATGATGCGTCTGATGGCACGTACATGGAAGGGCGCAAACTCATACTTGGCATACTTGGGGAAGAAGTATGTGATCCATGCAATCGGGTCTTCCTCCAGTTTCTTTCTCTTCCGGTCGATGTCGCTCTGTGAGAGCCAGTCTTCCACAGGTACATCGGCAGCAATGGCCTTGTGGTGTTCTTCCCACCTTTTCAAGGCGTTTCTTTCATCTTGTGTCATTTCAGCTGATCTTTAATGAATAAATCCCAGAGTTCATTGTACTCCTTCGCCTTCTCGATGTCGATGCCACGGAGCCAGTTGGTGAACTTGATGCCCACGTTGACGATGTCGGTGATACCAGCATCGTTCTGCAACTTCTTGATGGCTGACGTAATCTTGACCACGGTGTCCGCCTCCTTTGGGGTGAAGGAACGCTCACCCTCCTTTCGTGCGTTTGCCTGGTTCTGAATCTCGCTTACCTGCCGGATCATTCCTGCAAGGATGTTTTCCGTGGAAATGGTGAACGAGGCACGCAGTTCCTCCCATTTGCCTTCCCTTGCCCATCGGGAAACCGTCTGTCTGGTGGTTCCCACCTTGGAAGCAATCTCTTCCTGGGTGCATCCGCCCTTGAGGTAGAGATCCTTGGCAATATCCTTCTTGTTAATGTTACTTTTTACCATATAAATAGAGTTTTGTACTGCAAAGGTCTGAATAAAATGGCAAAAAAAGAAATCGTCTTTCTAGGGTGATGCTCATGAACACTACGTTGATGCCCACGGAGTTCACGCTAGAACCGACATTTGCATAAGTCGAAAAAAGTCCCGATATTTGCAGAAAAATTCGAGCATGAAAAAGAAATTTAGCAATATAATAAAAGGTGATGGCAAGACCATCATCATGCTCTATGGAGAAGTCGGAGAAGGATGTTCCGTAGATAGCAGCCGTGTGGTTAGCGAGCTTTTCGCAAATGAGAACCAGGACTGCAAGATCGAGGTGCGCATAAACAGCCAGGGTGGAGATGTTTTCAGCGGCATGGCCATCTACAACGCCCTCCGACAATCCAAGGGCGACATCACCATATATATTGATGGAGTGGCAGCGAGCATCGCTGCAATCATTGCCTTATGTGGAAAGCCTCTCCTTATGAGTCCCTATGCCAAACTTATGCTTCATAACGTGAGCGGTGGCACATACGGTAATGCGTCCGAACTCCGTCAGACAGCGGAGCAGATGGAAAAATTGCAGACCAACCTCGCTACCATGGTTGCCAAACGCCTCGGCATGACGGCAGAGGAGATTGAGAAGAAATACTTCGATGGGCAGGATCACTGGATTTCCGCAAGCGAGGCTCTTGAGATGAAACTTGTGGATGGCATCTATGAGATGGATGAGGTGGCGGACCCACCGACTACTACTGAAGGTATTTATAACTATTTTAATAACCGGCTTGACTTCAAGCCACAAAACAAAGGAGAAATGGCATTATTAGATGACATCAAGAAGATTCCGACTTTTGAAGACAAGGCGGATTCAAGTGCTATCTTGGCACACATCGTAAATTTGACAAACAAGGCAACCAGGGCTGATGCCCTGTCGAAGACCGTTGAGACCTACAAGGCGGAACTTGACAAGCTGCACAAGGAAAAGGATGAGACCCTCATCAGCAACGCTGTCAAGGCTGGCAAGATTACCCAGGAGCAGGTAGAAACCTTCAAGAACCTCTTGAAGAACGACCGTGAGAACGCCATCAAACTCATCGACGGCATGAAGGGCCGGGTACAGAACCGTGCGGTTGACTTCATCCATCCTGACCAGCATAGTGCTGGAAGCTTCGCAAACAAGAGCTGGGACGAGATTGACAAGGAGAACAACCTTGGCACTTTGAAGCAGCAGGACTTCACACTCTTCAAGGACCTCTACAAGCAGAAGTTCGGTGTGGACTACATTGAGTAATAACTTTTAATATTTTAAAGAAATGGCATTAAACAGACAAATTTGGATCAATACCATCGTAGAGAACTTCTTCCCTGATGATTCCTTCATGGCGAAAAGTATTGATGACTCCGATTTCGTGAACGTTAAGACCGTTCACATTCCTAACGCAGGCAAACCTTCGAGTGTCGTCATCAACCGAGCTGAGAAGCCAGCGACCATCAAGGAACGAACTGACCAGGAACTCACCTACGATATCGACGAGCTGACAACAGACCCTATCCATCTCTCCGACGTGGACAGCGTGGAGCTTTCATACAACAAGCGCAACAGCATCCTTGCCAACGACCGCAAGCAGTTGCAGAAGACGGCTGCCCAGAATCTGCTCTACAAGTGGGCTGGAAGTTTGAAGAATAAGATTTTTACTTCAGGTGATGCTCGTGAGGCGCATACTTCAGGTACAGCCACAGGCAACCGCAAGAAGTTTACCAAGGCAGCCGTGATGAAGGCTATGATTCAGTTCAACAAGGACGATGTTCCGGCAGAGAACCGCTTCCTGCTCGTTGACTCCGTCATGTATGCTGACCTGCTCGACGACCTGACCGACAAGGAGCTTTCAGCATTCCTCTCCTGTGCCGATGCCTCAAGAGGCGTTCTCGGCAAGCTTTACGGCTTTGAGATCATGCAGCGTTCACAGGTGCTCCGTACAACCGCCAATGGTGGAGCCTTGCTGAAATGGGAGGAAGAAGCAGTAGAAACCGAACTTGCAGCAGGTCTTGCCTGGCAGCAGGACTGTGTGAGCCGTGCCCTCGGTGAGGTGAAGATGTTCGATGATACAGGCAGCCCAACCTACTATGGTGACATCTATTCATTCCTCGTTCGCGCTGGAGGCTCTCCACGTCGCTACGATGGCAAGGGCATCACAGTCATCATCGAGAGCAACGCAGCCTAACCGTTAACTCATTAATACAGACTCTATGATTTTACCAAGAGTAAAAATTCAGTTTCTCAATGGCCAGCTGGGAACCGTCGGTGAAAGTGCCGACGGCCTCATGGCCCTCATTTGCGGTGCAGCGGCCGTGGCAAGCACGATGGTGCTCAATACAGCCTATACCATCACGAGCATGGATGACCTTGCAGCTCTTGGTGTCACCTCGGAAAACAACGCAGCCCTCCACAAGCAGGTATCTGAGTTCTATGACGAGGCCGATGCTGGCACAAAGCTCATCCTCTACCCGGTGGCCCCAACAACAACCGTGACAGCCATCTGTGACTATACACAGACGAATGCAGGATACGCACGTGACCTGATCGCCAAGCAGAACGGCAACCTCAGAGGTATCGGCATCGCCAACCTCAACACTGGTACTAAGGAGGAAAGTGCAGAAGGACTTGACCCCGATGTGTTCACTGCCTTGCCTAAGGCACAGCAGCTGGCAGAATGGGCAACCACTGACCTCTATGCTCCTCTGTTCTTCATCCTGGATGGAAGAAACTATGATTCTTCCAAGGAACTGAAGGACATGACCCAGGAGAAATACGACCGTGTAGGCATCACCATCGGTGACACCGTGGCTTCATCCAAGGGCGCAAGTATCGGAACCTTGCTTGGCCGTGTGGCAAGCATTCCAGTGCAGCGCAACATCGGACGTGTGAAGGATGGCTCTCTTGCACCATTGAAGATGTTCGTGGGGGCAAGCAAGGTTGACGAGTCAGAGAGTGCCATCAGAGGCATCTTCGAGAAGGGCTACATCGTTCCCCGTAAATATGTAGGCAGAACAGGCTACTTCTATGCAGACGACAACCTGGCATGTGACCCTACTGGTGATTATTCGCACATTGCCACACGCAGGGTGATTGACAAGGCTTACCGCATTGCCTACAACCTGCTGCTTGACATGCTCCTCGATGAGCTTGAAGTCAACGAGGACGGAACCTTGCAGGTAGGCATCGTCAAAAGCTGGCAGCAGACCGTGGAGAACGGCATCAACAAGCAGATGACCGCCAATGGTGAATTGTGTGCATCCTCCGATGGCGAGGGATGCAAGTGTTACATAGACGAGACACAGAATGTGCTCAGTACATCCAAGGTTCTCGTAACTCTGAAGGTACGCCCATACGGTTATGCCCGATATGTGGACGTAAATCTGGGCTTTTTGGTTGAAACTAGCAACAGTTAAAGATTATGTTTAATTCAAGAGAATATGAATGGGCAGACATCTCCGTGGTTCTGGCTGGCCGTCCTGTCACTGGCTTCCGTGCCGTAGAGTACAATCCCAAGCAGGAGAAGGAAGCCGTATATGCCAAGGGCAACAAACCGCACGGCATCCAGCGAGGCAACAAGTCGTATGAGGGTTCCATCACCTTGCTCCAAAGCGAGTACGAGTCGTTGAAACAGGCTTGTGGTGGAGACATTCTTGACGCTTCGTTCGACATCGTGGTAGCCTATGGCAATGCCTCCAAGGGTGATGCCATCGTGACGGACATCCTCGTGGGTGCGGAATTTACTGAAGACAAGACCGCATGGAAGCAGGGAGACAAATTCCAGGAGAAGGTGCTTCCTTTTATCTTCCTCGACAAGAAGGGCGCATAGCGTTTGAACACCATTCAAATAACATTCAAAAACGATTTGAAAATGAAAGTAGAAAAGCAGAAAGTGGAAGACTGGAAGAAGCAGCATGGCGAAATCTTCCAGATTGAGACAGGCGGAAAGTCGTGCATCATCCGTAAGCCGACACGCAAGGATCTCAGTTACGTGAGCGTGGTAAAAGACCCGATCAAGATGCAGGAAGCCCTGCTCAAACAGCTGTGGCTCGATGGTGATGAGGAAATCCTTACCGATGATGACCTCTTCTTTGCCGCATGTTCCCAGCTTGAAGAAGTTCTGAAGGTGAAGGAGGCTGAGATAAAAAAACTCTAGAGGATGCAGGTATAGAGGATGTCGATGCAAGCAGCATCTTGTATATCGATACCTTGCTGAGATATAATCTATGTCTGGATCCCGACACGCTTCCCGATGAACAGTGGGCGTGGACTATCAGATATTTGAAGGATATAAAAATAGCAGAGAACAGGACAGATGGCTAAAAGTGTATTACAGTTTCTTATCAAGCTTCAGGCAAGCGAGGGCAACGTGATGAGCGTTGCAAGGCGCACGTCTGAGCAGCTTGACAGCATATCCCGAAAGGCTACATCCGTAAGGACACGCCTTCAGGAAGCCTTCTCGTTCTCCAACTTCAAGAACTCCCTGATGTCTCTGCCCGGCATGGAATTTCTGATGAATCCCTATACCATCATCGGTGCTGGCATCGGTGCAATCACGGCATTGGGGTCACAGGCTGAGAAGACAAGCGTTGCCTTCCGTGTACTGGTGGGTGATGAGCGCAAGGCAGGGGAACTGCTGCAACAGATCAACGGATTCGCAGCAGCCACCCCATTCTCCAATCTCCACCTGGAGGGTGCAGCACAGATGCTTCTGAACTTTGGCGTGGCTGGTGATGATGTCATGAAGCGACTCCAGCAGCTGGGAGACATTTCCATGGGCGACTCAGAGAAACTCAACTCCCTGGCACTTGTGTTCGGACAGGTCAGTGCTGCCGGAAAGATGTCGGGTCAGGATCTGTTGCAGTTCATCAATGCAGGATTCAACCCATTGAAGGAACTCCAGAACATGACGGGCAAGTCCTACCAGGAACTGCAAGACATGATGAGCAAGGGAAAGATTGGCGTGGATGCCGTATCTGCTGCCTTGCAGCATGCAACAGGTGTTGGAGGTATGTTCCATGGCATGATGGAGGAACAGAGCAAGACCGTTGCTGGAAAATGGAGCACGGCTATCGGCTTGGTTCAGCAGCGGGCCGTGGAGGTGTATGACAAGATACAGCCGTTCATCCTGCAAGCCATCGACCTGTTTCAGGATGTATCGGGAAGTGTCCTTGATGTCGTTGACTCCATCGCTTTGTGGGCAACCGACTTGCAGCCTGTATGGGATGGTTTCGCTCTCATCTCCAATATTGCAGGAAGACTGTTCGGATGGCTTGCGGATGCCGTATCTGCAACCATCGGATTCTTCTTCAGATGGAGAGCCGAAATAGGATATGTGGCATCTGTCATTGGCGTTGCCACCATTGCCTTCAACCTTCACAACATAGCCATGACTGCCTACGGTGCAATCATCACGGTGGTGAGTGGAGCCACCAGGGTGTGGGCAGGTGTACAATGGTTGCTGAATGCTGCCATGAATGCCAACCCTATAGGACTGATCATTACCGGCATCGCTGCCCTCACAGCTGGCATCGTGTACTGTTGGAACAGATTTGCCGGGTTCCGTGCCTTCATCCTCACCATGTGGGACACCATGAAGGGCTTTGGCTCCATCATCAAGAACTACGTGACGGATAGAATCAAGGATTTGCTCAGTGGTGTTGGAGAACTGGGCAAGGCTCTGGGAGAACTCTTCAGCGGAAACTTCGAGGCAGCCTGGAATCATGCCGTTTCGGGAGCCAAGAAAATCAGTGGAGTCAATGCTGCCGCCAATGCCGTGGGTAATACGAAGACTCTCGCAAATGGAATCAGAAACAACTATCAGCGGCATTCAAGGGAAGAAGGCAGAAAAGGCTCGACCCTATACCCTCATGAAACAGCTCAAGCACCACACCGTAGCATTGCCAAACCGGGGCTGAAGGGAAGCACGCAAGACGTGATGTTCGGCTCTGGTGGTGGTGGCAAGGCTGGCAGTGGCAGTAAAGGCGGACGTGGTGGCAAGTCCACAGCCGATGCTCTGGCCACAGGCGGTTCCCGAAGTTCTAACATCCACATCACCATAGGAAAGTTCTTCGACAACATTCAAATGACAATGAACGACAAGACGGACACAGCGGAACTGGAACGTGTCGTGCTCCAGTGCATGAACCGGGCCTTGTCTATAGCAACAAGTACAGACCGATGAGCACAACAAACAGATTCATATTACAGAACTTGGCCTTGCGAGCCATGGGACTCACCAAGATTCCACCATACTGGCTGTTCCGTGAGAACAACTTCCATGGTGTGAACCTTGGCTACCTGTCAGCGGCAAAGACCATTCCGGAGAGTTCCGGATTCGATGTTGACAAGATGACCGATGAGGAACTTGCCGACGTGGTACGTACCAATGCAAGGGGAATCCCCATGGTGCTGCCTCTCCGCTTCCAGCTGGAGGAATCCGGTGCGAAGGAATGGCTTTTCCCTACGGAGCCGATGATCAGTCTGAACGGTCAGAACATTCTCACCAGGCGACATGTGTCGAAGGGAACCATCAAGGGAAGCATCAAGGAGCGGTGGACGCAGGATGACTACAGCGTGAGAATTGAGGGAATCCTTTTTGGTGAGGATGGCCAATATCCCGAAGCTGATGTGGCAAAGCTTAGAAGTTTCTGTGAAGCTGGTCATGTGAAGGTGCTCAATCCATTGCTGGAAATCTTCGGAATCAGCCAGCTTGCCATCGAGAGCTGGGACATCCCGTTCACATCGGGAACGGCAAATCAGAACTATACCATCCAGGCATACAGTGACGACATCTACAAGTTGCTTCTGAGCCGTGATGACTTAAACGCATGATGATATGTACACAATGGCTTTTGACATAAGAATCGGCAAATACAAGCTTTGCATGATTGACAAGGTGGAAATCCACCGGAGCGTGGAACTCCTGGCAGACACGGCAGTCATCACTCTCCCTGCATCCGAATACAACAAGGCTCTCCAGATAGAGGATAAACTTCACCGTGGTGACAAGGTGATCATTACCCTAGGTTACAAGGAGCCGGGACTTGAAACGGAGTTCGAGGGATGGCTTCAGCGCATATCGACCGACGGAGGAAATATCAAGCTGCATTGCGAAGATGACCTCTTTCTGTTCCGAAAGGACATCGGAAACGAGGTTCTGATGAAGGTTTCCCTCAAGGATCTTCTCTCAAAGGTGGTAACCGGATGTGGATTGTCATTCAAGGTGGAGTGCTCCTACTCCTGGACATACAACAAGTTTGTCATCAACAATGCCACTGGCTATGATGTGTTGAAGAAGGTGCAGGAGGAATGTGGGGCGGACATCTATCTACAGGACGAGACCCTGCACATTCATCCTCCAGGCGAGAAGATGGGAGTGGAATGCTTCTATGACTTCGCCCTGAACGTGGAGGAAGACAACCTCACCTATCATCGGGCAGAAGACAAGAAGATACAGGTCATCGTGAAGGCTCTGATGCCAGACGGAACCGTCAAGGAAATCGAGACAGGCTCAACCGGAGGAGACAGGATTGAAATCAAGTGTGCCACCAACGACGAGGCATCCATGAAGGCTCGTGGTGAACTGGAGGTGAAGCGCAGAAGCTTTGATGGCTATGAGGGAAGCATCACGGGATGGCTCATCCCGGTATGCAGACCGTCAGACAGCGTGACTCTACATGATGCGGACTATCCCTACAAGGATGGAACTTACTTCGTGACGGCCGTGACAACGGAGTTCTCAAAAGAAGGTGGCAAGAGAAAAGTTAATTTGGGATTCAGACTCAGTTAGGATATGGATGATTACAGACAGTTGCAGGAACATTTGAGAAATGTGGCAGGTGGAAGAAAGACCATCTCCATCTATCAGGGAATCGTTAAGTCGGTTGACGGCAACCTCTGTGAGGTGACCGTGGGAAACATCAACATCCCTGGAGTAAGACTCAAAGCATCAGAACTTGCCGATGACGGATTGATGCTCATCACCCCAAAGGTGGGGAGTGCCGTGACTATAGGCAGTTTGTCCGGAGACCTTACGGAACTAGTCGTTCTACAGGTGGACCACATCGAAACCATCGTCATCAATGGCGGCAAGCTGGGAGGACTCATCAATATTGGACAGCTGACCGATAAAATCAACGAGCTTGTGGAATCCTTCAACAGCCACACCCATCAGGTAACCGTGAGCCATCCCGGTGGAACCTTCACTACAGTTAAACCAATGGAATCCGCAAAGACGTTCGACAAGGGCGACTATGAGGATGTTAAAATAAAGCATTGACATGGAAGGAATACAACTTGAATACAACAAGGATTCTCCTATATTGGAGCCAATCGTGAAGCATGGAAGCCTGTTCGTGGGTGATGTGCTCAGACAGAACCAGGCACTGGTGCTTTCCCTCCATAAGGGTGAGCTGAAGGAGAATCCATCCGTGGGAGTCGGTATCAGCGACATGCTGCTTGACAATGATCCCATCTACTGGAGGACCCTGATCAAGGAACAGCTGGAGATGGACGGACAGACCGTTGACAAGGTGACAATCACCATGACAGGCATTAAGATTGAAGCAAAATATTAAAATGAACATAACAATGATCTTAGAACATTTCTTGAATAAATTGACGGTGGTGTTCTCCACCGTATGGGGATGGTGTTTGTGCCTTCTCCTGATAATCGCCAATTTCTTTGCAGGATATGAGATTATGGTGGGGTTCACCGTCGGGGCGGTTGTGATGGATGCCTTCTGGGGCATTCTCTCCAGCTTGAAGCAGAAACGCTTCACCAGAAGTGAACTAGCCAGGGACTCATTCAGCAAGCTGGCAGTATATGGGTCTGTGATTCTGATCTTTATCTTTATCGACAAACTCATCGGTGTGAGCAACGGACTCACCACAAGCGTAATCTGCATCTGCATCATCCTCGTGGAGCTTTTCAGTTCAGCAGCAAGTATGCTGATCTGTTTCCCGAACATGCCGTTCCTCAAGCTGCTGAAGAAGGCTCTTGTGGGTGAGATCGCAAGTAAAATGAATATTAAAACTGAGGACGTAGAAAAAGCCCTCGAAGCATTAAATAAAAAATGAGAGAAATCAAGTACATCGCAATTCATTGCACGGCAAGTAAACAATCTACGACCGTGAAGGAGCTGGAACTTCATTTCAGACGGATAGGTTGGAAAAAGCCCGGCTATCATTATGTAATTCTTCCCGATGGAACCATCAATCAGATGCTCAGTGTCGAGAAGGTCAGCAATGGAGTGAAAGGCTGGAACTCAAAGCTCATCAACATCGCCTATATCGGTGGTATCGACGAGAAGGGAAAGCCTGTTGACAACCGAACAGAGGCACAGAAGAAATCTCTGGTGAGTCTGCTGAAACTCTTGCGTAAGTCATATCCTGATGCCATCATCCAGGGACACCGTGATTTCAGTCCGGACTTGAATCATGACGGCAAGATTACTTCCAATGAATGGGTCAAGGCTTGCCCTTGCTTCTATGCCAAGGAAGAGTACAAGGACATCTAAATTATAACTATATGAAGCATTACATTTATTTACTCCTGGCAGTGATCATGTTTGCTGCCTGTGGTTCCAGCAAGCGGATGGATTCATCCCAGAAGCTGGTGGTGAAGGACTCCGTTAATATCCGTGACTCCATTGTCTTCAAGGATTCCGTAATGATCCGGTATGAGTACAACCTGATTGATTCGGTTAAGGTAAGGGATTCCCTGGTGCTGGTTCTTGACAGCCAGGGCAACATTCTGAGCAAGGAACGGTATCGGGACACGGAACGCAACCAGAAATCAAATAAGAATGAATCCACAAACCAGAAACAGTATGAATCCAAGAAGTTGGAGGCTGACAGACGGCATGACATGGATAAAAACATTCAGAAAGAGGTAGTAGAGCCTCCGTCCCATAAATGGGGAATATATGTTTTCACCGGATTGTTCATCTGTTTTATCCTGTTTATCACCTGGTATTTTCGTGTGGGATATAAAAAATAAATAGATATGAAGACAAAGGTTAAGGACGGACAGACGATGGCAGACATCGCCATCCAGGAGTTTGGATCATGGGAGGCTATGGTGGCCATCGCCCAGAAAAACGGAATCAGTATAACAGAGATTCCAGAACCGGGAACAGAACTCACACTGCCTGAAGGAACATGGAACCGGGTTATGCAGAACTTCTGCAAGAACAATGACGTGTCTCCTGCTACTGCCAGGGACAACGGCAATGTCCGTCTGAGAATCTTTGGCGAGGAATTTACTCAAGAGTTTAAGTAACATGGCAAGAACTGTAGCAGAAATCAAAAAGACAATGACGGATGCTTTCATGGCTGATGCCACCATCCGTGAGAAATATGGGCTGAAGGAAGGCAATACATGGAACGGCAGCTTCTCATCTGTGAGTTTGGAGAACATCATCTTCTTCATCGTAGCAGCTTGCTGCCATGTGCTTGAATCCATCTTCGAGCTATATATAAAAGATGTGGATGAAAAGATCTCCATGGCCGTGGTAGCCTCCGTGCCCTGGTATTACAAGATGGCAAAGGCTTTCCAGTATGGTGACCAGCTCGTATTGAACGAGACCACCCAGCAGTATGGGTATGCTATCATCGACGAAAGCAAGCAGGTTGTAAAGTATGCAGCCGTGAGAGACCGTGGCACAAGTGTTCAGATTCTCGTGAGCGGTGACAGGAACGGAATGCCTGTAGCCCTTTCAAACGATGTTTTAACGGTGTTCAAACAGTATATGAACAGGGTTAAGGTGGCAGGGGTTATTCTGGGAATCACTAGCAAAAGAGGTGATTATCTAAGCATCGAGGCCAATATCAGTGTTGACCCTCTTGTGATAGACGAAGAAGGGTACAGACTTTCAGATGGAACCAAGCCTGTAGAATCAGCCATTGAGGAGCATCTGAAGAATATTAAGTATGGAGGCACATTCAATAAGACCAAACTGGTGAATGCCATCCTTGCTGTCGATGGTGTTGAAGATGTAGAACTTGGTACATGCTCGTATCAAATAGAAGGTAGCCTGGAATGGCATAATGTGTCAGGCAACAATTACATCGGAGAGAGTGGCAGCTATATTCCTTATTTTCTTTCAGATTCATTGACTTATGTGGTATAAAATTGATTTGGTGAAATTGGTGGCTATCTTGACACCTCCTATTTTGAGAAGCAAGTTCCTGCTTGCATTCCTGTGTGTATTGATTTTGCCTTTGCGCTATATCTATGAACTTTTCACAAGTCACAGAGGGAAAACGGATGACAGATTGAACATTACTTCTAATGTGGCAAAATTGGAAAAGGCATTGAATCAGATATTCTACTTGACGGAAGGACAAATTTACATAACTACTCCTGATGATGCCAACAGGAATAAGTATCTGCATTTCGGCAGGGAATCACAGCCTCCGTTCTCCATGTATTTGGCATCTGAAAATGGGAAGGCATATCTGGTACATGAATACGAAGTATCGGCTCCTATAAACTTCATTGTTATGGTTCCAACTTTCTTATGTACCTCATTGGAAAGCAAAGATGCTGATAAATATGGATGGAAACATCTCAATTCCATCCGTAACTTATTGAATATTTATAAACCAGCTGGAAGAACTTTCAGCATAAATTTGTACGATTATGAATAGACTCATTTTTAGTGAAGGCGGCCAGCCTGTTTTTCTTGAAGATCTGAAGATGCTTCAAGACAATATGGTTGATTTGGTTATGTCTTTATTTCCAATAACAGATGGAGAAACACAAGGTTCTGGTTGTGATGATGATAAAATTAAGGATGTAAGGAATCTTCCCATATATTCGACACCGAGACACCTTAATGGCAATGCTGACACAAACTCGGAAACCGTGCAAGCTCATAAGCTCATTACCAAAAATGGAGTTTATGATGTTCCTCAAACAACAATCGGAGAAACTGAAACGGACACTGGACTAGGCTACATCATAGATTGTTATTATGTCTTACACGAAGAAATCCTTGAAAAAAGAGAATTTGAAGATGGCGTGACTCGTCCCGTAGTGAAAAGCTATACGGCAGAGATTGTTGGACACAAGCCAACATCTGGAACCTATTATGCTGTGAAGGATGTTCCTGCCTTGGATTCCTTGCAGGTCGTTCTTGCTTCAAAATATAATGACTATTTAAAGGTAAAGTAGCATGAAGACGATTTATGAACTACAGCAGGAAGCTATCCGCCTTCGTCAGGTGAAAGAGGTGGATAGCATTAGTCCTGAAGAAACATTCGGTCTTCATGCAGATACCCTGGCGTATCTTGCAGATATGGAGCAGAATGCAGAAGGACTTGGAATCCACAAGGTCTATAAGAGCTTTGCTGCCATGAATGAAGACAGTTCGGCTCCTGTAGGTACAAATGGCAAGCCTCTTCGCTTTGGTCAGCTGGTTGCCATCTATGACAAGGACAATCAGTCTCAGGCAGAAAACGGCAACATCTATGCCTTCCAGAAAGGAGCAGAGGCAGGCTGGTTTCTGATGGGTAACCTCAACAGTATAGGAGAGGTTAATGATAAACTCAGCGACTTAGAAAACAGATTTGTCGTCCTCGGAGAGAAAGAATACAATTCAATCAACAAGAAGGAAGACAAGATTTATTTTGTTTACGAGGAGGAATAGGTATGATTCGGGCATTTGGGCATGACATCGCTATAATACTAGCCAAGGGCAGGATTATTGCAGCAGTATATCAAGGTACGAAACTAGTTTGGCAGGCGGTTCGCTCTTGCTTCGGGAGTGGTCGTTGGATAGATTCGAAACCATGGATAGATAACGAAGGTTGGAAAACCAAATAAAATTATAAACAATGGGAAAAGTTTTTGACAATCCAATAACTCTAGACACTGATTGGGGAGGGGATGCTAGTACAGGAAACATTCCAGTGTCTGGAAGGCGAGTTCAGGAACTCATCAAGAGTACCTTCGCCAAGAAGGGTGGATGCGTGCAGATTAAAGATAAGAAGTTTTTGCAAATATTCGCAGATGAAGCATCCATGAAAAAGTATAATTCCGACACGGAAAAGTACGAAGATTTAGTTGTATCGCAAGTTCAGCTTCCGAACACCGGAGCTACACAAGCGACAATGAAAAATACAATATTAGTCACACCTAGCGAGTATACGACCGCTGGGAGTGCAGAGACTTTTAAGTTTAGGTACTTATCCTATTACGAGAATGAAGGTGACCTTTCTCAGGTTAGTGGTTCTTGCACTGTCTATGTTGCAGGTAAGCAGCGTGATAGAATAACATTGCGCTCTGGTAATACATACACTATAGACGTAACTAAGTACATCGGGGAGGATGTAACCGAGATTAGATTCACTATAGACAATGCAGAGGGAAGTTCTAGAAGCTATGTTTACGAAGTGACGATGGTCAACCTTATGGTATCTTCCAGCTTCGACAGCGTTACTGCATACGAAGGTGTTATACCTTTCGTTTACACTCCTATCGGCAACATCAAGAAGACCGTACACATTATTTTGGACGGCAAGGAGATACACCAAGAAGAAACTGAGGTCAACAACCGTCAGCAGACTTTTGATATTCCAGCGCAAGCGCACGGAGCGCATAGCCTGGAAGTTTATCTGTCCGCATCCGTGCAGGGTTCGGAACTGGAGAGTAACCATCTTAACTTTGCACTCGTCTGTATTGAACAAGAAAACGAAACTCCAATCATCGCTAGCACCATGGAACGTATACACATGAAGCAGTATGAGACAGTTTCTATTCCTTTTGTGGTCTATGACCCACTGAACAACCCAGCAGACATTGCTTTGAAGATTAACGATTCCATCGTGGCAACCCGAAAGGTTGACCGCACACAGCAATCGTGGGTATACAAGTCGATGAGCCAAGGTGATGCTACTATGACGATAACTTGCAGAAGTGTAAGCAAGACATTCTCATTGTCTGTAGACAAGTCTTCTATCACATCAGAGGCAGAAACCCAGAACCTTGAGTTGTTCCTGACATCGCAGGGAAGGAGCAATCAAGACACAGACAAGGAAACATGGGAGAACAACGGAATTGCGGCTTCGTTCTCTGAAATGAACTACATAACCAACGGATGGATAGTCGATAAGGACGGCAACACAGCCATGCGATTGAGCGGTGGAGCAGCAATGACCATTCCTTTGAAATTATTCTCCAAGGACATTAGGCAGACTGGCAAGACCATAGAGATTGAGTTTGCTGTTCGTCAAGTGACGGACTATGAAGGTGTTGTTCTCTCTTGTCAGCAGGGCGGCATTGGTTTGCGATTGACCCCGAACACAATATCCTTAACCTCGGAGCAGTCCACACTGGAGACCAAGTACAAGGAGGATGAGCGAGTGCGTGTGTCCTTCGTGATTGAAAAGCGAGCCAACAACCGATTGATGCAGATTTATATCAACGGTATCAAGTCGCAGTCACTGCAATACCCAGCCAATGACGGATTCGTTCAGCCATCGCCAGTGGACATAACCGTAGTATCATCGACAGCCGCAATAGACATCTACAACATCAGGAGCTACTCTAACAACCTCAATGCACAGCAGCTACTGGATAACTATATTGCAGATATGGACGATATAGACAAGAAACTGGCTATTTTCAACCGTAATCAAGTCTATGATACATACGGCAATTTGAGTTATTCTAAGATGCTGGAGCAGATACCTTGCCTTATCATTACTGGCGAGTTATCGCAGTTTAAGGGAGACAAGAAAACTGTGAGCATTGAGTACGTTGACAAGAACCATCCAGAGAAGAGCTTTACTGCCGATGGTGTTGTTTTGAACGTTCAGGGTACATCTTCCCAGTACTACCCACGAAAGAACTATAAGGGGCAGTTTAAGAAGGGTTTCAATATGACGGATAGCGGAAAGCACGAGGATGCCTTTACGCTGGACGAGAATGCCGTTTTGCCTGCCGTTAACTTCTGCTGGAAGGCTGACTTCGCAGAATCAAGCGGAACACACAATACCGGTTTGGCTAACTATATCGGGTGGATGCTCAAGGAGGCGGGCATCTTGACTGAACCACAAAAGAAGAACGGTTTGATACGTACCACGGTGTACGGAGAGCCTTGCTTGATTTTCCATCGTTCTAGCGCAGGTGATACACCTCTGTTCATCGGTAAGTACAATTTCAACACCGACAAGAGCGCAGAGAACACATTCGGTTTTGCAGAGGGGGACGAATCATGGGAGTTTCTGAACAACACCAGCGACCGCTCGAATTTCCGTTCAGCCGATTTCAGCGGTGACGGATGGAAGAACGATTTCGAGAGTCGTTATCCAGATGGAAACGAGGATATTTCCCACATGAGGGAAGTGTTCACCTGGGTGGTTTCATGCAAGGACAATATAGAGAAGTTCAAGGCAGAGTTCGCTGAGCATTTTGACAAGAAGACGATAATTTTCTACTACGTCATCACTTTGGTTTTCGGAATGGTTGACCAAAGAGCGAAGAACCAGTTCTTAACATTCTATGTTGGTGGAAAGTGGCTTTTTATCTTCTATGATAATGATACTGTCTTCGGTATCAATAACGAGGGCGCAATTCAGTTTAGCTACGATATAGAAATACACGACATTATCGGTAACTTGAATGTATGGAACGGTGCGAACTCCTTGCTTTGGGAGCTTGTGGAGCAGGCTTTTTCTTCCGACATCACGAAGATGTACCAAGACTTGCGTCAGAAGGGCATTCTAAGTTACGACAAGACTATAGAGTTCTGCAACACAAGACAGAGCGACAAGTGGTGCGAGAGCGTCTACAATGAGGACGGGTACTTCAAGTACGAATCGCCTTTGATTGACGGATATACGGACTATTCCACTGGAACTGCGCAGACCGTGAAGACTGGTGCGTTTCTCTATGCCCTCCAAGGTAGCCGAGATGCACACAGAAGATGGTGGCTCTACAACCGATTCAAGTACATGGATTCTAAGTTCCAGGCAGGCTCTTCGTTGTCTGACTACATTACTTTCCGAACATACACACCGAGTGTATGGGCAGGTGTCGAGCCAAAGGCAGACATCACCATCGGTGCGTTCTCGGCAATGTATGGAACTATTCGCTGGGGTAGCGTGACTAAGAGTGAGAGAATGCGAGAGGGAGAAGTGAAGACTATCACTGCACCTGCTGGCATCAAGTTCAACGACACCGAGACCATTATCTACAATGCTTCTATGATTAAGACTATTGGCGACTTGTCGGCTCTATACGTTGGCACGGTTGATGTATCGAAGGCAACGAATATCACGGAGTTAATTATCGGTTCTTCCAAGGCAGGCTATCAAAATCGAAACTTCAGCGTTCTCTCGCTGGGCAACAATGCGAAGTTACGCAAGTTGGACATTCAGAACTGTCCCAACTATACCACAAGCATTGACGTGAGCGGTTGTGAGAACATAGAGGAAGTGTATGCGAAGGGAACGAAGGCTACAGCCGTGAATCTTGCTGAGGGTGGAGTGCTAAGAATTTTGGAACTCCCAGCCACCATTACCAACTTGACTTTAAAGAACCAGCCAAAGATTGGTACTGGTCTGTCAGTCGACTCGTGGGCAAACGTAACCACGCTTGTTATAGAGAATTGTCCGAATATCGAGCCACTAGACATTGCCGAGAAAATCCTTTCCTCGGACAATACACTCGTATACGTAAGATTCATCAACATCAATGCACTGAAAGCCAATTTCGCGATACTCAACAAGCTGTCGAACATCAAGGGTGTCGGAGATAATGGGGAGTACACTTCAATCGCATATTTGAGCGGAAAATATACTGTGCTTAAAGCTAATGAGGAAGACATCGAGAGAATGAAGAGCATTTTCCCTCATTTGACAATCACAGCAAGAACCGTACTGAAAACAATATTCGCCACCTTCAACGTGGTAAGCCAGTACGGAGCAATAAAAGGAGCGACCGTGGAAATCAATGGCTTGACATACGACCTTTCTTCGGGAACGGTAAAAGTGCCATTGGCAGAAGGAGAACTCTACAATTACGTTATACGATATAGTGGAGGCGAAGATAGAGGAACCATTCAGTCTAGTTCGGACACGACAATATCAAAGTCGTACAATATTGAATTTGACATAATGACGATGAAGCCAGAGCCTAACGGAAAGATGCAAGTTTTGTTGACTGGTAACTCTGTGTCCATTAGCCTTTATTCGGGTTCTTCTGTCAATATAGATTGGGGAGATGGAAGTACCAGCAATGAAGGCTCGCATACTTATACGGATGGTAATGCTCTTCATAATGTATCTTTGGATTCCGTCGAAGAAGAAAATACACTAGTATCTTTTTCAGAAGGAAGCATTGTAGCCTTTTGGACGGTTGGAAATACAAAGATAGGTCCAAAAAGTCTAGAAAGACAAACAAAATTGGAGTATGTAAGTGAAGATGTATGTTTCAATACATCTTATATAGTAGGCTTCTTTTATGATTGTTATAGGCTAAAGGAAATACCAAAATCCGTTTTTATCTCAAATGGGAATGCTGAAAGTCTCAGTGAGTATAACGGTAAAGGTATTTTTCAAGGCTGCAGTTCGCTCAAGTCTATTCCTGCTGGATTGTTTGATAATTTTAAAAATGTAAGAATTGCCATCTCTGCTTTTGAAAACTGTAGAACCATAGAGAGCGTTCCACGTGGATTGTTCGACAAGATGGAAAAACTACATCAAATTGATGAAAATTATTATAGCTATAGTAATGTTTATGGAATTTTCACGAGGTGTAACTCGTTAAAAGAAGTTCCATTTGACATCTTCGACAAAAATCCTATAAGTAGATTTGACGGAACATTCGCATATACTAAATTGACTGTTGGTTTACTACCAGTCAGCTTAAAGAGTCCAGGTGCAAGTCATAATTATGTTTACTATAATTGTCCGATAGAAAAAATCATAGGAAGAACAGAGACACCAGCAACAATAGATTCATACTGCATTCCTTCTAAAGTGTTGAAGATTTACGTTCCCGATTCAGCGATAGAGACATATAAGACGGCAACGAACTGGAGTAGATTTGCAGACAAGATTGTCGGTTGGAGCGAGTTGACGGACGAGGAGAGACAGAAGTATGGATTAACAACATAAACGATTAAGATATGAAGATAGACAAAGACAACGACAAGCACATCATCGCTGATGATGGCAAGACGTTCGAGCGCATCGCAGATGGCACGAACTATGGAAAAGAGATTTATCTAGGGTATTCGTATTTCATTGGTGGGGAGAAGTTGGACGTTCCCCACCTTGACACGCCCGAGGACTTCCGAGAGGTTGACGAGCCAAAGGAAGATGAACAAAAAGAGAACAGAGATGAATGAAATGGAGAATAGGCTATGAAGGATTGGACTGGAAATAGAAAGAGTACGTTCGTAACCTTGGGAGCATCCAACCACACGGACAAGAAGCGTGAGAGCAATGACTTTTACGCTACAGATCCTATAGCTATCGACAAACTAGTGAAAGCTATACATCTTCCTCATAAGATTTGGGAGTGTGCTTGTGGTACTGGGTGTTTATCTGACAGATTGAAAGACTTTGGGCATGATGTTATCTCCACTGACCTTGTGGATAGAGGCTATGGGGGGCAAGCGATTTCTTGGTAACCACCGAACTGCCGAACGATTGTGCTTGCATCCTTACCAATCCGCCATACAAGTTTGCTCTGGATTTCATCAAGCACAGTTTGGAACTCCTTCCTGATGAAGGTCTTTGTGTCATGTTCTTGAAGACTACTTTTCTAGAAGGACAAAAGAGGTATGATGAGCTATTTAGCAAGCATCCACCTCAGTACGTTCTTCAATTCTCCCGAAGAGTGCTTTGCGCCAAGAACGGAGAGTTTCAGAGGATGAAGGACGGAGGAGGCAGCGCTGTAAGCTATGCTTGGTTCGTTTGGAAGAAAGGTTATCATGGTGATACTGTCATCAAGTGGATATAATATAATAAGGTGTAGATTTTGACTTTACTTTCTCTTTCATTTTCTTATGGAAGGGATTGGGTAACATGAAAAAGAAGGGGCGTTAACCCCCTTCTTTCTTCATTTTGCTTATCACAATATGTTAAGATAAAATACCATTTAAACACCCTTTAAATGTCGTTTAAATGCTTTTTTAATTCACATTTCGTTTTTGCAAGGTAGCTCTTTTCGTTTTGCCGTGATTAAAATGCCCGATTTTTCCCAAATACGTGAGTTTTTCGGGGGAGTTGTGGGAAAGGGATTGTTTTGCTTTTTTTTCTGCAGTACTTTTGCAGCGTCGAAGAAACAAGACAACGCTGAAATGGTTTGGTGCTCTTGAAAACCTCTTCGTACAATTATATAATATGTATACTCAGATTATGAGAGTGGTGCAGCAGGGCGAGACCTTCGCTGTGCAGAGTCAGAAAAGTGAGAACGGACAGATGATGAAATGCAACATCGTTCTCCAGGAGATGGGCGGCAAGTATGAGAACCAGTATGCTGCGGCAATGCTGGGCAATATGGCCCAGTGTAAGTATGCTCCGGGCGAGCTGGTGGCTGTTACGCTCCGCTTTACTACCCATGAGCACAATGGTCAGGTTTATCAGGATATCCTGGTTACGGACATTGAAAAAGTAAAAGGGTAAAAAGGCTTTTTTAAAGGTAAAAGGGTAAAAAAGTAAAAAGGTAAAAGGAGGCTTCGCTTGGAGACTTATTGCGGAGATTCTTAGTTATTAACTGAGTTGAAACTGAGGAGGATTTTCCATGGTAAAGCGCGCAACAATCCGGATGTTTCTTCTCCTAAAATTCAATTCAGATTATGGTTAAGAAAGTAAACAAGGTTCAGAACAATGCTCAGAATAATGTTCAGAACCAGCAGGTGAATAATAATGACTGCCAGCATGTGCAGTTGGGTGGAATGGCTTACTATGATGCTAAGCAGTATTTCCTCTTCAGTCCTCAGGAATCGGGGGTGAATAAGGTTCCTCGATTCCGTTCGATGGGCGTGGCTCAGCAAATGCCTGACGGAACGTTTGATTTCGTGGTTCAGCACCGCCTCAGAACTCAGTCGGAACTGATTAAGAAACTGGCGCACGGTCGTGTGAGCAAGACCAAGGACGGTGCTGTTCAGCTTACCTTAAAGGTGTTCTGTCATGAGGGAATCAACATCTCCCAAACGCTGGCTGTTGAGGCAGCTGAAGGTGCTGATGCGGTAGTGGATTACCAACTGAAACATTAGGATTTTGTATTCAACTTAAAACGATAAGTAGAAACAGATAGATGAGTTGTTATTTAATTAAGGTGGAGAACGGGCACAAGGTTGCCCGCTCCATCACCTCGGAAGAGGAGTATAAGCAGCTGCGTGGAAGCAATGAGCAGAAGGCGAATCTTCGCCTGGCTCGTGCCGGAAACGATGCTGCGAAACGGAGACTGGTGCAGTTTAATTATTCCGGCCATTATCCGCAAGGGGTGGTGAAGGGAATGAAACTGCCAAGCGGTGCATTCGGGTTTGATATGGATGAGCCGGGGGCTTTCGCCAAGGCTGCCAAACTGCTGCTGAAGGAACCGGACAAGTACGGACTGCTGATGCTGGAACGTAGCGCACGACAAGGCGGACATGCGGTGTTTGAGCGCGAAAAGGGCAAGACGGTTCTGGAGAATCAGGTGAGGATTGCTACGATGCTCAAGTGTGAAATGGATACTTCGGCTCACGACATTAATCGGGTTTATTTCACTACCACATCGGATGACGAAGATCTGCTCTTCCTTTCGCCACGGCTCTTCAAGGATGAATATGATGAGGCTGCCGTGGCAGCTGAAGGGAAGGTCCTGGAAGAGCGTGAAAGATACGGACAGGAGGAACTGCCGGAAGGAGCGCACAAGGCAAACAAGCATTATGAGCCTTGGAAAGAAGAATTCAAAAAGGATTCTCAAGGGGTTTTTAAGGGTCAGGAATTTAAGAATTCGAGAAATTCTACTTCTGCTACTTCAGCCTCTGCTGCTTCAACTTCTTCTACTGCGTCAACTACTGCTGCTTCAACTACTTCTGCTGCTCAGGACAATTATCTCGGGATTCCTTATGGAGAAATCATTAAGAAGTGGTGGCAACTGTATAATGATGGGCAGGAGCCGATGCGCTCCAACCGCAATACGCTGACCTTTGAGCTGGCTGTGAACCTGCGCCACATCTGTGGTTTTGACCGCAATCTGCTGGCTCAGATTATTCCCTGCTACGATGGGTTTCCCGAACAGGAAAAGATGGCTTGCATCAACTCGGCATTGAACGAGAAAATCACGCAAATGCCTAAGCGACTGAAGGATGTGCTCTCTGCCATCCGTCAGGAACGAATGAAGCAGGGAAATGCGGGTGGTGGTTCGGAGGCAGACAATGAGGCGCTGGTAAATGTGTTGGACGAGGCTAACGCCAAGGACGATCTGTTCTATTATAATGCGCTGCCTAAGTTGCCGCAAGGCATTCGGGATTCCATCAGCGCAGTGGGTCCGGCACTGGCACTGCCTGTAATCACAGCCATCTGTCCTGCCATCGGAATGCTCGCAACGGGCGTGAAGGTTTCCGTTCACGGCAAGATGAACTCGCTGAACCTCATCTCCTACATCGCCGGAGATTTTGCATCTGGCAAGGGTAGTATTGACCCCGTGATTGACGCATGGACTTCGGAAGTGAAGGAAATGGACAAAATGTATCAGCAGAAGGAGGATGAATGGCGAGTCAAGAAACGTGCAGCCAAGAACAAAAAGGAACAGCCGGAAGAGCCGAAACTGCCTGTAAGATGCTTGACACTGAACAATACGGTGGCGAATCTGGCTGAACGACTGGCGAACACGGAAGGCAAGCATGCCTTCTCGTTTACTCCGGAAGCTGACACCGTAGCGCAGAAGTGGAAATCGGCAATGAGCGACTTTTCAGTCATGTTGAGACAGGCTTACGACGGAACAAGCTATGAGCGTGAAGCAAGAAGTGCGGATGCAGTGAATGTTCATATAGACAGACTGTTATGGAACGTGGTGATGTGTGGAACGCCTGATGCGCTCTATCGAGTGGTAAGCAATTATACGGATGGTTTTCAGAGCCGTATCATCGTGGCAAAAACGCCCGATAATACCTTCACTCCACTTTCTGACAACATGTATGTGATGAACGAACGCCAGCGCGACCGCATCATTCAGATTGCTCATCTGCTGCCGCTGATGTCGGGTGAGGTGGTTCTGCCCAAGCTGGAGGATAAGGGTAGGGAATGGCTGGAACAGATCAGACTGGAAACGATGAAAAATGACGACAAGGTGAAAGCCCGCCAGCGTTTCCGTATCTGTCCAACCACCATGAGAATGATGACCTGCATCATGCTCTGCAAGGTTCTGGAAACGCTGATTCAGAAGCATGGTTTCAATGGAGCCGAGAAACAGCTGAAGGAGTCGCCTGATTTGTGGAAGGGAATGCTCGTAAAGACGCAGACACCAACCATGCTCGAAACCTTCAATATCCTGGCAGATTATCAGTTGGATAATGCACTCTACTTCTTCCGTAGTCGAATAGAAGATGCTTTCTCATCCAAGAATTATTGCAGTCAGTCTGCTTACGACAGAAGTCGCAGAGGTAAGAATGATTCCATCTTTGAGCGGCTGGACGTAACTTTCACCTTTGAGCAGGCAGAGCAGCAGAGCATTGCAGTTAAGGGAGCAAGTGCCACCCATGAGACGGTAAAACAGATGCTAAAGAACTGGAAACGTCAGGGGTTAATCTGTGTATTACCTGACATGCGCTATCAGAAAGTTTCTCCTACAGTCTAAAGAGGGTGTCATTAAGGGTCAAGGTCATTAAGGGTCATTAAGTTTTTCGGTTCTTAAATCAGCCTTAATGGCCGGCCTTGACCCAATTATTCATTATCAATTTTTAATTGTAAATTATCATGAACATCAATATTTTCCGCCGTCGCTTCACTCCATGGAGTGTGGATGGCACAATGGTTATAGGTGGCAAGATTTTCTGCGACACCTTAGAACGTCCTAACCGTCATTTGCCAGCAGGACGTTATAAGATTTCTCTCATTCCTACCAAGCAAAAGAAGGTGTCGGAGACAAAGAAGAAAAATAAGTATGAAAGAGGAAAATATGAAATTGTTATCAAGCCTGTTATTCTGTTAAGATCCAATTACATGCCTCGTACTGTTAGGCGCAGAGCTCGCTTCGTGCCTGGCAACGGTCCGCTACGTCTGAGAAACAAGAGTATCATTCTGGGCAAGTCTCATTATACCGGAATCGTTACGCAATCAGAAGAATGCTATAATGAATTTTGCCAGTTGTTGGATGAAGAATTCAAGAGGATGAAGAAAAAGCATCTACCGTGCAGAATCAATCTGTTTATCAGGGATTTGGGTGTTGACGAAATCCCCTTCAATTATCTGCTTATTTTTCAATAATTAATATTCAATATCATGCGTAAGATAAAGGAAATCATCATTCATTGCAGTGCGACCAAGGAAG